TCAGACTTCTCTCCTCGCGACGGCGATCGCACTGAGCGTTTCCACAAGCAGCTTCAGGATTGGACGTTGCCGCTGCCAGCCCTTCGGCAGCTGTTCCAAACCAGCCACCACTTCTGGCCCTGTTACCCCCAGCTCCTTGCACAGCGTTTCCACTTGCTCCAGGAGCCCACGCTTTTCCTGCTCGACGTGCAGGGCAGCCAGTACAGCCTGGAACTGCTCAGGCTTTTTCAGCCAGGCCACCTTCGGGATGCCGAACATCTGCTTGGCGATCGAATCGGCATAGCTCCAGGACAGCTTCATATCGGCCAGCTGCGCCTCGATCTTCGCGACCTCGTTGGGCAGTTGGTTGAAGTTGTGCGGCTTGCCCTTGGTGCGCTTGCTGGGCAGCGGTTTGAAGCCAAGTCGCTCGAACTCGCGCAACACTGCGCCGGCCTGGCGCTCGTTCAGCTCCTTGGCCGAGCGAACTCCGGCGACCCGAGCCAGAAGCCCTCTATATATGTCGTCTTCCATCGCCAGCTGCTGCTTGGCGATGTGGATCTTGCTCAGTGTGCCTTTAGGAAGCGCCATATCAGCTGCCCTCCCGGCTTACGAGCAGCCACCGGCTCATGCCCGGCTTGTCGCCAGGCTTGAGGTCGATTCGCTCAACGTGATCTAGCTGGTCGCCGAACAGCTTGGCGCCCAGGTGACGCGCAGCCTCGTCCTCGGCGTGGCTGCAGCTGGCGCGCTGGCCGCGCACGGTGTTGGTCTGGTATGCGCCTGTAATGTACTGCACCGTGCATTCAAGAGAGGTCATGGCCAGGCTCCCCCAGCTTGGTTTCACCGCAGTCGCACCGGTAGATGCCGCGCTTACTAATGTGGACAGTGTTCGGGCCGCCACTCTGGACAATTTGATTCCTGATTAACTGCCATTTATGCCGAGGGCCGAGAGAACATGGCTTAGTCGTCTTTCTCATGGCTTCTGCTCCTGTGCGACCGCTGAAGCGCGGTCCAGACGCTCGATCTCGGCCTGAATAAGGGCTCCGGCCTTGATCAGATTTTGGCGGTAGGTCCCGTCCTTGAAATTCCAGCGCGCTGGCCAGATCGGGGTGCCGGAGTAGTTCAGGTTGTAGTAGTCGCCGTTGGCGCAGGTCGCGTAGACGGCAGCTGCAGCGGCAAGACTCCAGTCGTCATGCAGGTCGTCGTGCTCCGGCGTCCAGCCTTTTTTCTCGATCTGCCGACGGCGCTCGGCCAGCACGTCTTGGGCGGCCAGGCTGAGCTCACCGGAATAGTGAGCCTGGGGCGCCACATAAACCTCCCCATGACCGTTGTTGCTGTCGGTGATCTTTCGATCAGCAACAAGAAGTAGAACGCCGGGCTGGTCGAGTTCGCCGATGCCGCCTTCCAGCAGCCAATCCAGGTACAGCTCACCGCCCGCGTCCAGCTTGGTGACGGCCACTGCCACGACTTCTACAGGTTCGGAATGCGTCATTTCACACCGCCGCGATATTCAGGTTGATGGGCTGGTACTGCTCGGTCTGGCCGATGCGCTGGTACACACGGATGTACACGGCGGTCCCGTTGACCTGGATGGAGTCCTTCAGCGCCTCCATGGCGCGCTTCCAGTCAGGGTCATCGATCTCGACGCGCAGCAGGCTGAGCACGTCGCCTGTCTTGATCTGACCCTGCCGGTTGGCGCGGAAGGCGCGATCGACGAGCACGCGCAGATGGTTATTGGCGCCTTCGCTCCACTAGCGGATGCACTGGTCGATCAGTTCCTTGGCCGCGAGGATCTCCTCGGTGAAGGTGATCCGTTCGGCCATGGCGCGCTCGATCTTGAACTGGCCGTCGTAGGTGGTGATCGAGGCGTTGCCCTTCTTCCCGCCGATGGTCACGCCGTAACGGGCGCTGGAGATCGCGATCAGGTCGTCGATATCGGCCAGGGCCTTGGCCTTGAACGCAGCCAGAGCCTTGTTGATGTCCAGCGCGATGGTGGAAAGATCACGCGCCACGCCGTCACGCAGCTTGTCGTGCTCGCGCACCTGGTGCTCCGGCACCAGGTGGCCAACAGCGTTCATCACGAACCCGGCCGGGATCGCCGCCGGTGCTTGTTGGGTGTCAGCCATGGGTTTCTTCCTCCAGGATCAGGTCGGCGGAGCGGACGCGGTGGTCATAGTCGGCCAGCAGCACACGCAGGTGCTGCATGGCCTCGCCCCAGAACAGCGTCGGGTTCTCGCTGTTGGCGGCATCGCGGAGCACCGCGAGGGCGTGTTCGACTTCCGAGGCATGGGGCACGTCGGGCTCAGGGTGGGCCAAGGTCTCGGTGATCTGGACGCTGAGCTGTTGGGCGCCGATGGTGGTGCAGCGGCCGACGAATACCTTGGCGTCGCGCAGCAGCGCCTCGAGGCGCTGCACGCGGGGGGACTTGAGCATGCTGGTCATCAATGGACGCTCCCGCCGGCAGGCTTGGCGAAACGCTTGTAGTTGGCGGCAAGCTGGCCGAGCTTGTGCAAGGCCAGCACAGTGTCGTTGGCCAGGTAGGCTTCGCAGGCGATAGCCACCTCCATGCAGAGTGCGTTTGTCGCCCTGGTGGTGTGCTCCAGCTGGAGCATCGCCTGGTTGTAGCGATCGTCAGAGCGCTGTAGGGCCTCCTGCAGCTCCTGGATGGTTTGTTGAACGTCCATCAGCCTTGCTCCTGCAGAACGGAGTGCCAGACCACGTCGATGCCGCGGATGGTCGCGGTGCGGCGGGCAATGCGCCCGCCGGTACCGGCCTTGGTGCGAACCGAGCGGATCTCGTGACCGAAGGCACGCGACAGTAGGTCGACGTGCTCCTCCTCGATCACCAAGCAGTTGTCCCGGAAGTCGTTGCCGACCACCGGAATACCCTTGGCGCGTAGGTCGCGGACCAGCTGGTTGAACTTCTCCAGGCTGGGCAGGAAGTTCTCCGCGAGGATGCTGAGCGGGGCCTTGACGATCGGCGCCGAAGTGCCGACCAGTTGCAGATGGGCGACTTGGGCCATGTCACACCTCCTGGACTACGCCGGCAGTGACCAGAGGCTCACCGACGCGCGCGGCGAGGTTCATCGCCGCCACCACCAGGTTGCCGATGGCCAGTGGGTACAGCAGGCTGCGCTGCGAGTCCCGGCCGGCATTGGACAGGCGCTCGGCGATGGCCTGTACGCCGCTGGGGTCGATGACGTCCTCCAGCCGCTTGTTGACCCGCGCCAGGCGGAACTGCAGGAACTCGTCCAGGCGCGCAGCAGTCACCGGCTTCAGCTCCGCAACCTCGATGCGCTGCACCACCTCGCGGACCTCGGCGTTGCGCTCGCTGAGCTTCACCATCAGCTCGGTCTGGCCGATCAGGATGATGCTGATCAACTTGGTGAAGCCCGACTCCAGCTCGCGCAGGCGCTTCAGGTGCTTGAGCGTCGAAGTCGGCATGCTGTGGGCCTCTTCGATGATCAGCACGTGGCGGAAGCCGCTCTCGTAGCTGTTCTTCAGCGCGCGGTGCATCTGGCGGAAGCGCGCTTCGGGGTTGGACTTCGGCCGCTCCAGGGGCGCTACGGTGTCGACGATGGCATCGGCAATGTGGGCCGTGCGCAGCGCCTTGCCTTTCTCACCCTTGTCCTCCATGGCGATCACATAGGGTTCGATGACCAGGACCGGCGCCCCCTCGGCGGCCAGGCGGTTGATCAGGTCGCGACGCAGCGTGGACTTGCCCGCGCCGGACTCGCCGACCACCGCCAGGAAGCCATCGTGGCGCGCCACCTGGTACATCGACTCGCGGATGTAGCGGATGTCGGGGCTGACATACATGTCTTCGGCCGACTGAAGGTCATCGAAGGGATCGCGGAAAATCTCGAAGGCCCGCTTGGTTTCTGGCAGCAGCACCTGTTTGCGCAGTAGCATGGGTTCGCACTCCTGGTCGTCTTTGGCTTTTTTGGTTGGGTGTGCAGGGGCCGGGGTGTTGGCGCACTCCGGCTCCGCTTCTTCAAAGGCGGTGTTCACCGCCACTTCATCCGCGCCGTGTTCCTTCAAGAACGCCCCGATGCGGGCACGCAGATCGGCTTGATCCAGAGTCCGCGGCCACTGCTGGTGGTTGATCAGCAGGGAGATGGCGGACGAACTGATCTTCAGGTGTTTGGCCAACGTGATTTGCCGCTGACCGATATCCTCCAGGGTGGGTTTTAGCTTCAGCATCATTCACCTCCAACCACGCGCAGACCGGGGCGCGCAGGCTTGTTGAGGGTGGCGGCGATGGTGTCGAGTTCGGCCTCTGGCACGCCATCCGGGTAGTTGGTTTTCAGCCAGGCCAGCGAGTCCGCCGACCAGTTCTTGACCTTGCCGCGCAGCGCCTTCGCCGCCGCGACATGGGACATTGGGGGTAGCTCGATGGTGGGTACCACCAGGTCGTGTTGCGTGCCGCGGCGGGGCATGAAGGTCGGCAGCTCGGTTTCGTCCATCTG